GTCCATGGGTGAGCTGCTTGAGCAGAAGTTCATTGCGCCACTGGTTCCACCAGCTGAGAAAATTAGCACCCGCATCGATGCCAGCCATGTTGGCATCTCAAACGGTGACTACAAAGTTGGCGAACTATCCCGTGAGGTTGAAAAATACCTTGCCAAAGTGGCCACAGAAGCCGCCAGAATCGCTTCAGAGCGCAAAAAATGGATCGCCTTCACACCGAGTGTCGATAACGCCGAAAGCCTTGCAGACAAGCTAAACGCACTTGGCATTGTGAGCGCCGTTGTGTGCGGTGAGACACCCAAACAAGAGCGTGAAGACCTGATTCGCCAGTTTAAAAGCCACCAGATTCACTGCCTGGTTACCGTGCTGGCGCTGTCAGTTGGCTTTGATGTGCCAGATGTGGACTGCATTGTCTGGTGCAGGCCCACCAAGTCGCCAGTGCTTTATGTGCAGGGGATGGGCCGAGGCACACGCATTGCAGACGGCAAGACCGATTGCCTGGTGCTTGACTTTACCGACACCGTGGAGCGCTTGGGGCCGGTGGACACGATCCAAGGCAGAGCCAAGAAGAAGTCAGGCACACAAGAGGCGCCCTACAGCATCTGCCCCGACTGCGGTGAGCGCAACTTGCCGGCAGCCATGGTGTGTGTGCATTGCGGTGGCACGATCAGGGAAGAAGAAGCCAAGCCGATGGATGCCAAGGTTTCTTATGCTGCGCTCTTGTCAAGCCAGACCGCCATGGCCGAGCTGGTGTGGCACGACATCACCAAGGTGGGTTACGCCATGCACAGGAAAGAAGGAAAGCCTGACAGTATGAGGGTTGACTACTACAGCGGCCTGTTTCGCGTGGCCAGCGAGTGGGTGTGCTTCAACCACATTGGTTACCCAAAGCAGAAGGCACAAAACTGGTGGCTTGAGCGCGACAAGGTTTACATGCCATCTGGCACACAGAACGCATTGGATTGTTTGAAGTCACACAAAATTGATGAGCCAGTCAGAATTGCTACCCGCAAAAATGGAAAATACACAGAGGTAAAACAATATGAATTTGATCGAACTAAACGCAATCAAGAGGCATCTGGACAGCCAGGTCAAGCAGCTCTCTTTGATTCAAGTAAATTGCCGACAGTGCAACAACTTCAGCACAGGAATCTGCAAACAATTTGAAGCAAAACCACCGCTAGAGTGGATTACCGGCACGGTTGAGTGCGAACATTGGGAGTGGGACGGAATACCTTTTTAAAGGATTGACATGAACCGTGAAGACATCATTAACTTGGTACGCCAAGCGGCCAACGAAGAAATGGAAATTGCTGTGTTGTCTATTACTGAACTTGAGAAGTACACAGCATTAGTAGAAGCCGCAGAGCGTGAAGCATGTGCAAAGATTGTTGAATCCAACGCTAATGCTTGTAGTTCAGATAGTCTTGCAAAAATGTATTTGTATTCAAACGCCACCGCCATCCGAAAAAGGGGACAAACATGACCGACTGGACAAAAGAGGAAGACGAAGCCTTCAACGAGGTTGAAAGAAACAGCAACCTTGGCAAACAAATACTGCGTGACTTAGGGCAGCCATATCACTTTGATGTGTATGTGTCGCCCTCACAGCGCAATCAGGTAATCGAAGAATGCGCCCAAATGTGTGAAAAATTTGGGTATGAAAATCATCACGGGATCATTACAGATCACATTGCAAAAGCCATCAGAGGAATGAAAACATAATGGAAGTCCTAATCTACACCAAGAACAAATGTTCTAATTGCGTAACAGCCAAGATGATTCTGAGGGCTGAGAACATTAGGTATGTTGAGGTTGACATTGAGTCAAACCCTGCGCTGCTTAACGATCTGCCAGATGGCGTGCGCCAGATGCCGCAAATCTTTATTGATGGCCAACATGTTGGCGGCCTAGCCGGATTACACGCAGCACTAAAACAAATTAAATGAAACTTTTAAACGAACGAATGCACAAATTACAACTCTGTAATCAATGCGAAGAAATCAAGCCGCCTGAAGGTGGCATCAAGATTGGCCAGAGGTGGCTTTGCCAATTTTGCTGGATCAAACGAACAACTGGTAGATACCTAAGACAAAATGCCACGGCCCAAACCACCAGAACCGCTTAAAGGGCGCCAGATCAGGCTCACGGATCGTCACATGATGATCTTCCAAGAACTTGGCGGCATTGAATGGCTGCGAAAGCAGTTGGACAAAAACGCCAAGATGCCGACCAAGTATTACCGCCTTGAACTAGACGCGCCCTCAAAAAAAGAAATCAATGATTAAGGAAACACACACATGAGTTACATCGTGGCGTCATTGCCGCCTCTAAAGTGCTTTGTGAAGCGCGAGTTCTTGTACAACGATCACAAAGGTCACAACGAACTAGAGCCTGCCATCTGGGTCAGCCTCAAAGCCTTGCGTGGACAAGTGTTTCGCATTGAGTCGCTGTTGCCCAAATATGGCGCCCTCTACGACAAGCTGCCGATCCATGCTTATGTTTGGCATCAAGACGCTGGCAATCTGCCCATTGACACGCTACAGCTGTGGGACTGCATGGGCTACCGCTTCACAATCATTGAGAAGATTGGCTTGCGTAATCTTGGCGTCAAGTTTCTTGGCAAAGACAAAGAATGGCATTTTGGCCGCTACTTGTTCACGGTGGACTTCTGTGCTGAAGGTATGGATTTGGACACTGGTTTTACCGAGCAGGCCGAAGAACACAAGTCGTTTAACTGGATTGCGCTAGACAACGGCCAGTTTGCTTGCCAGCCAAACAACCGTTGCCTGTGGTATGACCAGAGCCTGATTCCTACGGAGACAAAATTCCCTGACTTTCAGGCAGCACAACGCCTGTGGACAGTTGACGGCACGCGCAAGTGGTCTGCCGGTGACGATTGGTTTTACGACATCAAGGAGAGAGCGTGAGTAACAAACCAGACTTTTCCACATGGAGCCAAGCCAACTTGGCCAAGTTTGCCGATGAGGCTTACGCCAAGTTGTGTGAGCAAGATGACCACATTCAGCATCTACAGTGTGACTTGAAGACGGCCATTGAGGCTTACCGAACCCTGACTAAGCAAATGCCCGAGTCCCAGTCTTGTCAATAATCAAGGATTGTTTGCGTGGTTTGGCCTCTGGCGTATTGGGTATGCTCACATGCGTCCAGCGGTCAAACTCACGGATCACCTGGTCAAACCCAAGGTCTGACGCAATGATCGCCCTGACCACTTGGTCTGGTGTCATAGCGGGTACACGAATGTCAGCAGCGCAGCCAATACGATGCTGAGAAGTGTCTTTACTGCCCACAGCGTCATTGACAGCTTTTGATCGGAAAGCTGAATTGACCATGATGGGCTTGCCGCCCAGTACGGTTTTAAGTTCTTCAAGAAATTCAGCCAGGCGTTTAATGTTTTCAAGTTCAGCATCGTTTGGTGTGTTGTCTAACGCACGATGGTCTGTGTGCGTCAGTTCTTCTAAAGTAAAGTGTGGTGTCATTTCACTGGCCCTGCTTTTGAAAGTAAATCGGTTTTGGCTTGCGACCCTGCGCTAGAGCCAAAATAATAAGCAATGATGCCAGTCCACGCTGTGCCCAGGCTGCCAAGCATCATCAAAATAGCAGGATTGTTGCTGTCAATTTGATTGAAGAACATCATTACCATAATGCCAAAGAAGCCAATCGTCACAGCACCAGCTAAAACTGGCGGCATCATTGACCTAGTAGTGGCTTGCATTTCCCGCGCTGACTTTCTGTCCTCCACCTCCAGTTTGGCAAAGTTTAGACCTAGTTCTTGCGCCTGCTTTTGAAGTTCAATTTCGGCCAGTTTGACTTGTGCAATTTGATCGGCTGACAACTTATTGTTGGCGATCATGTCCTGAACTTGGTCAGGTTCAACACCAACGGCTTTTGAAATGGCCGAGACAGCCATGCCAGCTAATGGGCCACCAAGCGCTGTGGCAATTGTGGGTGCAATTTGTTTAAGCCAATCCATTATTGTTTGCTCCTTGAAAGCATAGTTGCAGCAATTTCCATCATGGTTCTTGTCACCTGAATGTCGGTGGGTTCATTATCCCAGCCCACAGTAATTTGGCCAACAAACCGGCTTGGATCAGGTGGGATGCTGATTCGGCAAGTGTAGGCAACCCCTTTGGCGATATACCACAGGCCCATTTCAGATTGCGCTGATTTGTATTCGCCACAAGGAATCTCGCTGGCCATCAGCTTAACCACATCAGCATTGTTGGCTGCGTTCTGGGTAAATAATCCAACATCAAGCCCATCGTTGGTTTTGTCTCGGCCTTCTTTGGTGTAAGCGCGGTACAGCACTCGCGTTCCAAACATAGGGTTTACTTTGAACACGGCCACAATGGTGGCGTTGGTGGTTTTGAACAAGTGGGCGGCAGCGTCCTCCACTCTGTCCTCAACAATGCTAGGCATTCGTTTGGACTCTTTGTACGCGCCCATCAGCAGTTCTTGGTTCTGCCAAACAAAGTAGCCAGAAAAGGCAAACACCGCCATAAGTATCAGCGCAAACAGCTTGAACGGGCTATCCACATATGACAACACCTTGCTCAATATGTCTGATGGCTTTTCTTCACTCATAGTCCAATCATTCCAAGTAATTTATTTACAATTTTGTCAGACAGATCGTCCGGCAGGAATTTAAGAAACCCAAGCACCCACCAAACAACGCACATACGCACGAAGATTTTGAGGAATAGGTCGAACTGCTTTTGGTACTCATTCACCGACCACACCTTGTCTTGGCGCACAGTTCAGCCATTTCGTTAAGCCCCCAGCCAATAGCGCCAATGAGCATCACAATCACAACAATCCCAACTGCCCACTCCATTTGCTCTTGCTCGGTTTCCTTGCGCTTTTTTTCTTCTTCCTTGGCTTGCCGCGCCAGATGCGCGTCTTCAATGTCCATTTGCTGCTGGCGCTCTTTGATCTTTTGCCACACATCAGCGCGGCCAGTGGCTTGAAATAGCATCATCAATTCAGCTTCAAAGCGTTTGGCCTCATCGAGCGCCATTTCAATTTGTAGCGCAGTGCCAAGGTTTGATTTGTTGCCAGATCGTTTAGCCTCCACCATAGCTTTGGTAGCCACGCTCTTGGCGTCAAACATCTTGGCGATAGACGGGGCCAAGCCAGCTAGGTCATTTGCAACCTTGCTGGCTTTCTTGACTACGCTAATTGCGCTTTGTAGTCCCGCAAGCGCCGTGATGGGATCGATGATCATTTGTCAACTTTGCCATCCAGTTTGTCAAAAATTTTGCCGAGCATTTCCTTGATGTCGCGCATGTCAGAACGGTAGTCATCACGGGTGACATAGTTCAAAGGCATGTTGCGCACATCGCCATCAAGCCGGTCAATGGCCAAGTAAATGCGGTTTAATGTCCAACCACCAAAAAAGCCAGCAATGGCCACGGCAATGTTAAATAAAACTTGGTAGTCCATTATTCGGCCATGCCTGTTAAGTCAATGCGCAGTGCGTTTTTGTTGCGTTGTGCAGGCGCCAATTGGTTTGGTTGTTTAAGAGCTTCTTTGACTTTGCCAGTCACTTCACGAGTACGGGCAAATTCAGCAGCTGGCTTTGCGCCTGGGAATCTTAAAGTTTGCAAAGCCTCAAGGCCACGCAAAACAGCGCCAGAAGTGTTGCTGTAATTCACAGCACCAGGTTGTTTGACAAGCACATCTTTAATGGCATCGCGCAAATCCATAATCTCATTGCGGCCTGTTTTGCCAAACATGTAAACCAGTTTATCTTCGGCATCAAGCTGATTGATTAAGGTGTTCAGGTTTCTAAAAGATGGTTGATCACTCTTAGTGAGCATGTCTTTCATGTGCTGAATAGTCTGGCCTTGCAGTTCTTTGTAGGCTTGTTGGCCTTCTGGGCCAGCCTTCTTGAGCAACTTGGTGACTGTGCGCATTTCTTCCAAAGAACCGTCAAGCACCACATGCTTGAACACATCATCAAGCGCCACACGGCGGTCAGCGTAGCCGGCCTTTGTGCCAAGCAACTTATCCACACGCGATACATCTTCAAATTCTTTGGCCAACTGCGCTCTGGCAGCGCGTGCTTTTTGGTACAACTCACCGCCAGCACCTTCACCCAACTGGGTAATGATGTTTTTCATGGGCTTGGCGTTTGCAGAGTCCTTGACCGTGCCAATCTGTTGATAGATGTCTTCAAGCGCACGGACAGAAATTGTGCCAGTGTTTTGCGGGTCATTCATTCTTAATGACTCAGCAACAGAATCTAAAATTGGGTCTAATTTTTGGCGCTGTGTTGGCGTTTTGGTTTCAATAAAGTCAAGCAGATTTTTGTATGGCACTTGTTGCAAAGTCTCGCCAGCATTGTCTGCTTGTGCATACAACGATTTATATGCGTCATACTTTTTGGTGTACTCATCATTGAGCGCTTTGTCAACGATCTTGCCAACAGCACGCATTTGAGTTGGGTCTGCCACTTCAGCGCCAACTTCATTGGTCATGCGCTCAAAGTTTTGCACAATGGCTTTTTGTTGGTTTGCTTTAAAACCAGACATTTGTTCAGCCAATTTAGTTTTAGCTTCTTCAGAAATGCCAGTTACCACACCACGCTGAACTTCAGATTCAAACTGTTGTTGTGCTAAGTTCTTGGTGCGTTCACCAGCTGTGGCTGGGATGTTCAAGCGTTGCAAACGCTCTTGGCGCATCAAGTCTTCAGCAGTACTGGCCGCGCCCATGCCAACCATGCTTGGTTGTTGTTCGCGTGTCATTACATTGGCCAAAGCATTACGCACTGGTGTGGTTGCCTGAGTGATGGCAGGGCTAACAACAGCGCTAGTTTGCCTTATAGCGGCAGGCGCCAAAGCGTTAAGGCTTGTGCCAAAAGAACCAAGGGTTGGTGGCAAACCACTTGTAATTGGTTGCAAAAATTCACCAACAGCACCTAAAATTTCTCTTGAAGTTTGTGTGCGCGGTTGGTAAAACTGCTCACGCACTTTTTTAGCCATTGCTTCACCAGCAGCACGGACTTGAGCAGAACCTTGCGGCGCAGGATTGCTTAACTCACCATAAATGGCAGCAATAGGCGCAGCAACACTAGACGCCAAACCACCAGCAATAACCGCTGGCGTTTCAATAACGCCCATGATGCGGTCACGCATTGAAACTTCTGGCTGTTTAACACCAGTCACAACATTTTCAGCGCCAGGTATTGCCGCAGCCGAACCCAAGCCAATGGTCTTGTAAAACTCCATCTTGGGAATCTGGCTGTAAAACTTCTCATGCAACGAGTCGGCCAGCTTTATATCTGGCACGGCATCGTATTGCGGATACTGTGCGCGAAACTCTGCGAGTGTTGCCATGATTAAAGTCCTGGTAAGCCCAAAGGATTGTTTGCGGTTGCGCCTGGCAAAACACCAGCACCGCCCATTTGCTTGGCGCCTGGCCCTGCTTGGATTTCCATTGCCTTAATGGCAGTTTTACGGGCTTGTTGTTTTTGTGCAATGGTGGCAGCATCATCACCAGGCTTGGGAAAGTAATTCTTTTCCGCAGTAGCAAATTCACTTGCACCAATTGCAGCGCCTGATTCTTTTCGCAAAAGGGCTGTAATAAAGTTAATTCTAGCTTGTGCAACTTGTTGTTGTTCTGGGCTAAGACCACCAAGAATTTGTGGTAAAGCATTAAACAAAGAGCCTGTTGCACCTTCTAATTTATCCCCAATCAATGGAACTAAACCAACAACGCCACCAACAGTACCGCTGATTAAACCAGTATTTGTTTTGCCTGCTTTTTCTAATGGTTCCAAAATAGCATTGGCTTCTTTCATCCTCATGCCAAAGGCTGTGGCATTGCCTTGAGATTCGGTCAGTGCAGTGCCTTTACCGCGCAAAGGCGTTCCAGCCACAGGAGCTGTTGCAGGGGCTTGTTGATCAAGCACGCTATTCATGCCAGGGATGGCTTGAACTCGAGCGCCTGGCATACCAGACGCAGCTGGTGCGGCCATTGGAGTAACTGGCGCAGCACCACCAATAGATACTGGGAAGGCTTGCAATGTGCGTTTATTGACACCAACAATTGAGCCGTCTTCAGCTTCTTTGAGTTCATAGCCAGGATTGGCTTTTTCCCATGCAAATTTGTTTTGATCAAACGCCAAACGAGCCGCAGCATTTTTGTCAGCAAACGTCATGCCTTTTGTAAACTCACTGCCTGGCACAATGGTAGCCTCACCACCAAGTCCTGGTCTTGACATGACACGGCCACCAGTGCCTGTGTCTTGAGCAAAGGTGGTTGGCTTGTTTAACTCCATGAACTTTTCAGTTCCAAGTTTTGACTGATTGATTAGATCAGCAAATGCTTGTGGGCCTTTTTGAATGGCGTCTTGAATACGCGCCATTGATTGTTCTGCCGTTACACCACGCGCTGCTAAAGCAGGGCCAAGAACAGGATCAGAATGATTGGCTCTGTGCCAAGCCAAATACTGTTCTGGTGCTTTAGGATCAAGCGGATTGATGGTGTCAAGAAATTGGCGTGACTGTTTTAACTTGTCATCAATTAACTTGGTTTCAGCGGCTTGAGTTTCAGTTTTAAGTTTGCCCAATTCAAGCAAACCTTTTTCCACAGCAGGCAACTTCGCCCCAAATCCACCACCGGCCAATGACTGACGAAGCGCATTGGCATCAATTTGACCAGTCTTTGGATCGTATGCTTTGGCATATGCTTGGTTCAGCGCATTGACAGATTCCTGTTCGCGTTTGGCAGACTCTAATTGGTACTGCGCCATTGCATTTTGATTCTGAGCGTTTTGAATTTGCGCAATTTGCCCATATTGCACCAAAGGGTTTGCAATCTCAATACCTCTAACGCCAAGAGAAATGTTTGGATCAAGTGCCATAATTTAGTCCTTAAATACCGCCTGTGCCAGCGCCAGGTGCAAAGTATGGGTTAATAACAGCACTAGCGTTTGAAGTACCACCATAGCCTCGCAACGCATTAGTTAATGCGTTGCCTTGGCTGTAATTCAAATATGTACCCAAGCCACCAGTAATTGCATTGGCCATACCCACTTGGCCAGCCGCTTGCGCTGCTGCGCCGCCAGTCATTAGATTGCCAGCGGTGTTTGCGTAATTTTGACCAGCCTGCGCTACTTGACCAGTGGCGGTTTGACCAATGCCAGCCAATGCGGCTTGACGGTTGTACAACTGGTTCTCACGCGCTACTTCTGTGCCGTAGCCAGTAAATGCGCGGTTGTAAGCGTTTTGAAATTCTTGCGAACCCATCTCTTGACCGTAGCGTTGCGCTGCTTTTAAAGCACCACCAGAGATTAAACCACCACGGGCAGCGGCTTGGCGATCAAGCGCTTTTTGGCCTTCAGACAAACGAAACGCATAACCTGGGTCAGCTTGATAGTCGCTTGCGCCAAACTTAAACGCGCCAGGTACATTACCGGCAGTGCGTTGTAGTTCGGCTAGTGCGTTATAACCAGCTTGACGATAGGGCGCATAGTCCTCTCGAGTTTGTTGAAACTGTTGGTTTTGAAGTTCAGCCGCGCGATCTGCGGCGGCTGATTGTGTAGAAGCGGCGCTTTTAGCTGCGCTGCCTCCAATTAACGCACTGCCGACTACGGCTCCAGCTACCCAAAATGTCATGGCAGCACCTCTAATAGTTGATGTTTAACTTGATTACCGAGACTATACATGCTATTAGGCTCTGCTTCAACCAATTCGGCTTCAGCTTCCTCAACAGTTTTTGCCTCGATGGCGTGGAAAGTCATGCACAGCGCATCAGTAACTGAATACACCGCACGTTTAGTACCAGGTTTACTTGAGAACAAGTGAGGCCCAGTAACCTCTTGCACTCCATCGTCTGTGGTGATCGCTACCGTACCAGACACGATTAAATAGAAGTGTTCTTTCTTGTGGACTGCGCCCACGACTAAAACTCCGGCATGACGAAACACTTCACGGCAGTACATACCGCCATGGAAATAGTGTTTTGTCTCGGGTTCGTATTGAGGCAGCTTAGACACTTCGGCCTGCAAGGCTTGCACCTTGTCTAGCATCGAAGTGGGCTTGTCAATCTCAAACCCTTTACCGTAGACAATCCGCATTAGGTCACCTCACGCCCAGAAACGCGAATGTTGATTGCGCTGGCTGTGCCTGCAATTGTACTGATAAAGTCGCCCACGCCAAGCACTTGGCCAACCAGTTCAGGGAATGTGTAGACCTCACTAGCCTGCAAGGTTTTGGTTTTAGTGATCAAGTTGGTATTACCGGCAGAACCAGCAACAGTAACCAAGTTCACGCTGATCGTGGCGGCAGACGCGCTGATAT